ATCTGTGGAAGGATCCATTCGATCGCGTCCGCCACGTCGGTACTAACCGCCTGTGATCGGCCCTCTTCTGCTGCGCCCGGCAAGTTGCCCAGGTAGTAATCGAGCGATTGCTCCCGGTTACCGTCCAGCCCCGAATTAAACGTACCACTGGTGGCCTGCGTCAACTCAGCCCCCACAATGGACAGTATCTTGTCTTCGTCTAGTTTCATGCTATGCGTATCCTGTTTTGCGATATTCTATCGGTTTATCCCAGCCCTTTGAAGGTGCCGGGTTGCTAAATGCGTACATGAGCGAGTCTGCCAGGCCTGGAGACTTCAGCCCCCGCTTCTTCATGTCATCTTTGCTTTCGATCTGGATCTGGTTATTGTACGCCGCCCCACGTTTACGCTCAATACGTGACAATTCAGAGGTGAGCTGTGATAGCCCCTCCATGCTGGAATCAAGGCTTATGAGCTCATTGGGGTCGATGTATTCACCCTTCTCAACTGCGCGATAAGTCTTTTCAAACCGATCTCGCAGGAACCAGAACGCCTGCGCTCTCCTGTTTCTGAATGTGTCATCCATACGCCTATCACCCAAGTACTTGGCTGCGGGGTCTTGCGGGATATCGTTTCCCAGGAATCCGGTTGTTGTGAAGGCATCGCGCCCCTCCAGTAGCTTAATGTGGTGTTTAACCGCTGATCCCACCCCAACCTGATCAAAAACCAGGTCGGTGGCGTTCAGGTCGCGTGCAGCATCGAAAACCGTGGTGATAGCGTCCGTTATGTCACCATCGAACCAAGCGCGACAATGTGTAACGACTGAGCCATGACGAACGGCGTATGCTTTGCTGTCGTTGCCTGTATCTGCTGGGTCAAACCCGATCGAACGCACACCTGCTGGTTTGAAGCCTAGCTCCAAGTGTGCATCAATGGCAGCTCTGACCCATAGAGGATTTATAATTGCATTCTCAGACGCGCCCACCGGTTGTCCTAGCCACACATGCAGGTAGTCACGGTAGTTTTCGCGTTTCATCTTCTCCATTTCCAGCTGCAACTCGTATGGAAACCATGGGTTGTCCGTGTAATTCATGCGTTCAACATGATGCAAGTCGTCCTCGAAGAACCCGTCCGCTTCCAGCATGTCAGCCCAGGGAGTAATAAACCGGGTGTAGGTGGGATCTTCGACGTCATACGCGTTGAACACTACCCATACCTCTGAACCAGATGCTCGGATTGTAGGCGTTAGGATACGCCAGCTGGCCTCTGTGATGGCCTCTGCTTCCTCGCACCAGCAAACGTCCACGTCTTCCATCGACTTGATCTTGTTTGTGTTGTTCTTAATACCGCTAAAAATGAATTCTGAGCCGTTTTTGCAACGAATGTGGGTATTGGTGATGGTAAAGTGCTTATCGTAGCCTAGTCGCGTCACAGTGTCGGATAATAGCTTGTGTACGGACTCCTGGATACTGTGTTGCAACTCCCTGGTGCATAAAATTCGAGTTTTCTTGTGTGCTGCTCTCAAAACCAGTGCCGTGGCTGCTGATCGGGACTTAGCTGATCCCCGCCCGCCTTCAGGCACCTTAAATCGCTTGGGGTTGAACAGGTGCCGGGCCTTAACCGGGAGATACACGGTCCCTGGGTGCTCAATCTCGGGCCTCTTCGAGCAAAACACCACCGGCCTGGACGTGCCAAACTGCGACTCGTTGAAGTCGTCTTCCTCAACCACGTGATAAGGCACGCTAAAGGTCGCGTCAACCGCGTCCTGCTCCATCTCTGCCAGTTTCTTCTCGGCTTTGTTGAACGCCGCCGCCACTGTCATCACGTTGTATTACCCTGGAAGTCGCCCTCAAAGATGGTCGTCTCCCGGGGCGGGCCGCCTAGAACCGAGCCCAACCGCACCGGGGCACCAGGTTTCATAGTTGTCAGGTCCGTAAGATCCGCGGCCATCTCAGGCGGTTCCTCTGCCAGCAACCGGCGCTCAACCAACCGGGCATATCCTGCGATATCATGCCAGCTGTCCGTAACCGTGGGATCTCCGTTCAAAATCCTGGCTACCTTGTGCTGTACCATTTCCAGCGCTTCCTTCATGTCCGGATCCAGGTCCTCCCACTTTGGCGCTCTCCACATGTTGTCCTTGAGTGACTGCGCAATTTCCGCATGTCCAGTAAAGGCTCCGTAACGCTCTTCACGGCCGTTTAGTGTGTCATCCACACTTTGGCTAGGGTCTGTCATTGTAACGCCTCCATAGCGGCTATAATCTTCGTTCTTGCGGCCATTTCCATCATTGGCTTGCGTTGTTCGATCATGGCCGTGCTCTCGATAACCGAGAGGTGACCACTTGCACATAATGCCAGGATCTGTTCAGCCTCATCTTCGTTTTTGTCTGATATCTCTTTCCTCCGCTCTAACGCGATGGCCTGTCTGTCGTCTTCAAGTTTCATCACAGGCGCAACAGCCCGCAACAGGTCAGCCAGTGGCTTCATCTCGGGGACCATGCGCTGTTCGTTCATGTCCGTCGTGAAGTCAACCATATCAGGCGGCAATTGCGGCACAAAGCCACATGCTGCCCTGATACTGCTGTTTAGGATCCAGTCAGCCCGCAACAGGATCATGTCTCTGACCGCGCGGGCATCTGGTTTCGATAGTTGTTGATTTGTCATACGGCGCATGGTAGCACGTATAAACCGGGGTGCGCTAATTTCAGCCTTTCGAGATTCGATCGCGATTAGCGACACGGTTACGCTGTTGCTGCAATGGGCCGATAACCGAGCCCGCCGCAATCATTGCGTCAAGGGGCGCTAACACCTCGGAGACTAATAAGCGGTATGCGTGGGCCATCAGCACTTTACTTTCCTCAAGTTCAAGGTCTGGATGGTTCTGGTGATATATCTCTCGTGCGGTACCCGGGCCTGAATAGATGTGCGCGTGTATCAGGTCTATAGCTGCCAAAAGCGCGGGTCGGTCTTGTTCGTCAATCATGTTCTTTCTCCTAAATTATGTTGCGAGGCCACATTGTAACACACAATCCGCCGAAACCGGAAAGAAAATGGCCTAAAACGACCATCCGTCTCGATTAGACGCGTCTGGATCAGACGTGAGATCGTCCCGTCTCGATCAGACGCGTCCAGAATAGACGTTTCAAGAACCCAGTAAAACCGGGGAGGGAGCGGGGAAGCGAGGTAGCGGGGTTCGCTTACTCTACTAGATAGAATAACATATAACTCAGTGGCTTTTTCTATCCGTCTAATCCAGACGTGACTTTTACTGATTCCATATAACTTAGCTTTTAATAGTCTACCTGACTACCTTTACTGTAACTATATGATTTATAAAGCTGAAAGAGGTAGCCACCCCGCACCCAGTTACCCGCATACCAGCCGACTACCCCGCGCTACCTCGCCATCCATTACAGACGGCCCGTCTCTCCTAGACGCCAAAAGGATTTCCCATAGCCTCAACAAATAGCCGATGAAGTTCGACTGATGACAAGTTTTCGACCGCCGCAACCGGGGCCCAAAACCTGCGAGTATCGTTCTTTCCGTCGATCTTCTTTTGCCCCTTGCACCCCACCCAGCCCCCAGAGAGCATGACTTCCTTCAGCCTCTTATCCTGCACCCGCCCATAGCCGTTATCACGTAGCCATTTCTTGATCGCTGGCTGTTCGGCTAGACCTAGAGAGAATGGGCCATCCAGGTGCTTAATGGCGCTTAGAATAGCCACTTCAGCCTGATCCCGTGAGGCCTTGTGCATGGCGTATAACGCCTCGGTTCGCTCAGGTAATGAGTGATACTGAAAGTCGCTAACATCCCGGTTTAACAGGTGGTAATAGGCCGCGCTTAAGAACTCTGCGCTACGCTCCATTTGCTGCCCTAAAGGCTTATAGAACGTGGCCTCGTCGAGCTTTTCACTAGGCGCACGGATTACTAACAACTTGTCTTGATCGGTATCGAACTGTAATGCGTCATCTTTGTTCGAGAACAGGTACATAGAATATAAGTTCATCTGCACCAGGTAGCCTTGCCCCTTGATATTCAGGTGCTCCAGGCCGCTATTAGCTAACCGGGGCTTGAGAACATCAAAGTCAATGGTATGATCGATCTCCTCATATATGACGACCTTTGACTTTGCGAACACATCACCCCACGCCTCCCCTGAATTGTCTTTAGATACCACACTGGAAGCGTCGCCCATGATCAAATTTAAAGGCTCAACGCTCATCGTCTTTCCTGTGCGAGGCTTGCCCACTGTCAGCACCTGCCAGCGAATTTTTCTATCAGGGTGCTGCAAGGTAAAGGCCATGTGATCCATGACCAACTTCGCGTGCTCTCCATAGATATATTCGCACAGGAACAACCAGTTCTTAATGAGGTCATCATTCTGGATCGGGATAATGTGCGGCTCACGATAGGAATTGACCAACTTACGACCGTTAAGGTGAATAAACTTATCACCTATCGGGTGCCAACCCACGCCCTGCGCCGTCATCTTACCAGGCATAGTCCGTAGCCAGGTTGCCGGCAACACGCCGTCGACAAGCTCAGCCCAGTTGGAATTTATCACGCCGCCATTGTCAATGAATGCCCGCGATTCGAGATTGAAGAAACCGCCGCGCCCCTCGGTTATCGTCACTATATTGTGGAATATCTCCGACTGATTCACCCATTCCGGTGTGTCTGCAACCGGGGCCATATCCTGCCCACTCTCACCCGCGCCGCTGGCAGCCTCAACATCACGGAACGCGTCCGCTGCCCTCGCGGCCTGGAAGTGCTCACGCGCTGCCTGCCAGCCCTCCTGCTCTCGACACCAGGCCATCAGCCCCGCCCCTGTAAATTCGAGGCAAGAACCGTGGTGGCACTTAATGCCCGCCCGACCATCAGGGTATGTCCAGATAGCTGTACCCGAGGTATCATGGTCCGTGTGATCGCCAACGTTAGGGCATACCACATCGTATTGCCCGCCGCCCTTGTCCTGTAGCACGTCAACCACTGCCAAAACCGGGTGATCCGAGACAATCTGCTGTCCCTCGGTTACCGTCTCGCGGCGCACCATGTCGAGCGTCTCCCCCTCCAGGGCAAAGGGCGCAATGATAGCCTCCAGTGTCGTTCGGTTTTCCGGTTTCCACAACGTTATCTCACAATTGAACGGTCTCCAGCCGTCAACCAGCCTCGACGCCTTGGAGTTGTGACCCTCAGGCAATCTCACCAGGCGGGTTACGCCTCTCATTCCAGGATCTTTACCACTAGGAACCAGGTCGCTACTGATCAAAATATCTTGAGCGTTGCAGACTTCCGCTTCCGTGTAGTCCAGAAAGCGACCCGCGAGAACCGGGTCAAGGATGTAGCCCCACTGGTTAGAACCAGCCGACGTCCGCAGGATCCACGATGGCGCAGGCAACCGCGCCGCCTGGTCCTCGGGAATTTTCTCCGAGACATCATCCAGCACAAAGACGTGGCACCTTTTATATAAGGCTTTGCGACGGCGTATAGCGCCGTCTTCTGCAGGATAGAATGTTGCTATGTCGAAATACTGATTGCCAGCCGGCAACCCGCCAGCGGTGGCCCAGGGGCCGTAGTGGTTAGTATTCCAGCATATACCGCGACGGTCATTAGCTATCGCGCTGGGATCGACTAAGAACGAGTTAACATGCACCTGGTCCCACTCGGGGCCGAAAAGTGCTTGCAAAAACGTGGTGTTGTCTATATTATGGATCATGAAACTTCTCCTAACGTGTTGTTTCGTCGTTTTTTGTAAGATCTACTCTCTAAGTTTTTGTTTCACCAGTGTTGTGATGGCTCTCTAAAAGCCCCTGTTCTGCCCTCCATAGCGGTACAGGGGCTTTTTTGTTTCAAAGTAGACATAATGCCTCCAATTCCGCCTCAAGTAATATTAAATGCCTTTGCATTCCTACGATCACACCCAACTGTTGGGTGTAATCATTAGCATGTTGTCTCACAATTTCAGTCTTAAAAACCAGATAAGCTGTATAGGCATCAGTCACTGTAGAATACCGACCCAGTGAGTGCACCTTGCCTTTACTGGTGCACTGTGCCCTGAACTTGCGGCGCTCTTCATGCCAGCTGACCCCAGGCGGTAACCCGCCATTATTCCGCCGTTTATGCGTCAATATCTGATTGACCTCCCTCGATACAAAGACACAGGTTCCGGGGCCGTAAACTTTATTGCCTGGAACAATAATATCTTTATCAAGCTCATTACCTTGCCAGGGTTGGTGTTCTATCCATGATCTGAAGGCCATAAAAGACATCCATTCTGGGGCAACTGAGCACCCAATATATGAGGAATGTTTCTTATGGAACGGGAGACAGTAGCACCGTTTGAGCATAGTATGCCATCTTTGGTAATATGGACAAGAGACCCTAATACCTCCCACCTTCAAGTGGGTCTGGTACAGGGAGTCATTCAGACCGTGACCGAATACCGGTTTTCGCTTAACTAAGCTTTTTTTTTGTAGCTTCCTCATAAGGGAACCCCGCCGCCATCACCAAGGCATCCCCCCCGTTATCATCATGAATTCTTGCTGTCATAATAGTTTCCTCTGTCTGACATTGTCTGTTAAAATTCCCAAAAAGGGCAAGGCCATAACTATACTATATGACGCCCTATAATTGCAAGTGTCATATTAATTCATCTAATTTCAAATAAAAGTTGACACTTTCCGAAAGTACTGTAGAATGGATCTCGAAGTCGGGGAATACCTGGCCACCTTAACCATCACACATATTTTTGGAGAAC